CTGTCGCTCCAGCGGAAAGTGTCGCATACTGAGTCGGCAGACCAGCGCGACTAACGCGAACTCCAGTAGCTCCAGATCCTACAACCTCAAGAATGTCATTAGGCGTGGCAGTCAGAATACCCACCCGATTGTTCGTCGAATCAACCTTCAGCGTCGAGGTGTCCACCGTCAGATCGCCGGTGATGGTGGCGGAGGCGAGGGTGGCGGTGCCGCCGGAGCCTAGGATCTGGTTAACGGTTACCTTCTTGGTGGTACCGCTCGCGGCCATGCTGGTATCCAGCAAATCCACCATTGGAATGGGGAAGGTTGCCGGATTAACCGGATTCAATGAAATGGCCGTTAAGGCTGTGATTTTTACGTCTGCCATATTAGTTAACTGTTAGAATGAATTTGTCCGACGCTTCCGTTAAAATGTTAATTGATAACAATCCGCCTTCAAGACTCAGTACATCATACGTTCCATCTGATGCTACAAGAAAATCTACCGCTATAACAGTAAACTCTAGAGCAAAAGGCTGTGCATCCTCGGTAACAATAGCCCTTCGCAAGACAGGCGGATCGACGGGCGTGACGTTTCCGCCAGACCCACTCGAAGCCAATCGTGTTCCGAGAGCGAGTGTCACGGTTAGGAGCTGATGATTCCGTTGAACGCGACCACCTGACCACTGGAAAGCTGGAAGCTTGTGATCGGTCCAGGAAGCGTAATTCCAGCGGGGATAGAGGTAGCGGACCAAGTACCGCTGATTCCATTACCGGTGATCGAAGTGAAAGTGGTGACGGCAATCGTGGTGATCGCAACGAATGGACCAGTGGTCAACGCGGTAGAGGTCACGAGCTGGAAGCCCGCATTGCCCATCGAGTATTCAATGGCGTTGTTAGTTTCTATGCTGCTCATATGTCCCAAATTTTACGGATCTGATTCTTGCTGAAAGTGCTTTCAAAGCGGGTACCCTGCCGGTTTTCCATCCGGCTAAAGCCCTGCTTCACCTTGTCCTTGAGTTCGGCTTCGCGAGCAAAACCGGTAACCCCGAAGCGGGCTACCGGCTGCCTCGTCCAGCGTTCACCCTTGATAACAAGAGAATCGGTTCCCATTGGAGCGATTTGCTCCAAGGACTTGCCTTTGTTTTCGAAGGTGTAGATCGGCATGTTAGGACTCCATCTCGCCGTCGTGCATCATGGCCATCTTACGCATGCCTTTTTCATCCATAGTCTGCTTTGCTTCCATGGCATCGTCTCCCGTGTTTTCGTATTCAGCGGGCATACCGTTTACGGTCTTAATTTCAACGTAAGCTTCACCGTTCTCAAGCTTGCGAAGAATACCCCGCACATCATCGAGTAGAACTTCATCACCAACCTCGGGGGAAGCCTGTTGGCCATCTTCCGTGTCAGTGGAAAGAGCCTCGACTGGAATCGCAATCATTGGCGCATTGTTGTCAGCCTCATCACATCCGCAAGCGGAATGAGAAGGGGCACCACCGATTTCTCGATGATGCCCCTTTGGGCTGACGGCAATCACCGTGATGGTGGCCGTCTTAGGTTGCATATTACAGCGTGGTAGAGGTCTTCGTACGATGCACCAAGTACCAGACTGGGTTAGCAGTCGAGGCAGTGTTACCAGCGGCCAAACGCAGAGCGGCGAAGTACAGCTTCACACCAACGGTGACGAGCTGGTTCAACGGATCGCTCTTGTCGGGGGTATCGGTGATCACAACCTTCGGGGACAACGGATCATCACCGGTCAAGGCAGGGATACCGAACGACTCGTTACCAAAGAAGAACGAAGCGATGATGTCCTTGCTGACCGCCAGACCACCACCCGCGGCACTCGCCTGATAGATGAACTCATCAGCCGCAGTAGCGGAACCAGTGCTGACAAACGAGTTGGTCTGAGTAACAACGCGGCAACCGTAGATGGAACCCACCTCTCCCTTGTAGAACGGCTGACCCTTGTTGCCGTAGTTGGAAGCGTTCAACCAATCGGCATCGCGCATCAAATCGCGGGTAACACGGGGATCGGTCGCCAGGACGTATCCACCATTGATCATTGGAGCGCGGTTACGCTTCAGGCGGGTCATGGAATCGAGGACAGCCGCGGCGGTCATCGTAGCATCGGCAGCGGCGGTAGCACTGTTCAGACCAGAAAAGGTCTGAGTGGTCAACGTAGCGGGGTTGCCGTACACCTTAATACCGCCGGAAGAAGCGGCAGTGTTACAAGCATCCGAGTTATCGAACGTACCAGCACCCTCGGCGGCGGAACCGATAGAGGAACCACTCGCAGTGAGGTTAGAACCAACCAAGACGTTACGGATGACCGAGTCAACCCAGAGGGCCATATCCAGACCGGAGGTCTTGGTGGCCTGCTGGAGTGAGTTAAACAGGTCCGTAGCGCGAAGGATGTCGGTCAATCCGATCACTTGACCGTACTGAGCGAGGCTCTTGCTGAGGCTGTTGAGAACAAGAGCGCGATAGTTCGCAGTGGTAATCGCAGTTCCCTCAGAAAGGGATTGGACACCAGCAACGCTCGGAGGACCGAAGCGGAACATCGTGATGGCCTTGTTACCATTGTTCTTAGGGAT